ATTGGTACCCATGGAAAGGATAAGGTCAGTTCCGTCTAAAACACTTTTTGCCATAAATCTTCATTGTTAAAATTGTTATTACCGTGCAGACTATTCCGCCTGCAATAAATACACACCAGTCCACCCACCACAGCCCTCGCTCTTTCGAACGTTCTTCAACCGCTGTTTGAGCACAGTCCTGAAGATGAGCGTTCTTCACGCTCAGGCGCTCGTTCTCCGCCTCATAATACGCACACAGACGCGCCAAACTGTCGCAGCCGCTCTCTATCACCAGGGTAGGAGGCTTGCCGCCCACGTTCTGCTTCACACTCGCCTTCACGTGCGCACGGCCCGAGCTCGCAGCATAGCTCGCTCCTTCAGGCAGTCGCCACAGACCGGAGTCAAGCGCTATCTCCAGCAATGCCGTGTCCGCCTTCACCGGTGCCGTCCACCACGCCTGCATCACGCTCGTCGCGGCGCTTGCGCTGTCCTTTCGCACTGCGCTTGCCGACACTTTGTTTTCCGACCTCACCGTCTGTCTCGTCGAGCTGCAGCTCGCTGCTGACAGGACAAGCAGCCCTGTGAGGACATAGCTGAATAGCCTCAATGGCACGCGACAGACGGTTGACAGCACGTCGCGTGAGGTTGTTTTCAGCCACCAGTTTCTCAGTGATCTTTGTCGTCTCTTCATATTTCTTCTGCGTTTCAACAAGCAGAGTCGATACGTCTTCGTACATCACCTTGTAGGTGTCATGCACGCTCTTCGCCGTCTCGGCCTCCTTCACCTTGCGGTTCGCAACCCAAGCGATGGCGGCACCTATGCCGCCCGAGGGTATAGCCCACTGCAGGATTTGCATGATTACTGTGTCCGCCATCCTTGTTTTCTCTTTATTCGTTATTTACTCTGTTTTCACACTCTCCTTACTGCCTGATGCCGATGCTCTCCAACCATGCCTTCACGTCAAAACTCGGGCAGGCTTTAGTCACGCCTGGCAGGTCACGGTGACCCACAATCTTGATCTGTGGAAACCTTTCATGAAAGTTCCTCACATAGTCAGTCATAGCCTTCAGCTGTGCCGCCGTGCGCGTGTCCTTGGCAGTCTTGCCGTCCTTTGCCAGACCGCCGGCATACACCACATGGCGGCTCACCGAGTTATAGCCCGCAGCACCGTTCGTCACCTCCCAGGGGTCCACCTCAGCATCCTCGTTGTTCTTCACCAGGCGCTCCACTGTTCCGTCCAGATGGAACAAATCGGTGTAACCCACCTGCTTCCAGCCCCTGCCGCCCTTCTTCACCGGGTCAGTGTGCCAGTGGCGTATCTCTTTAGAGCTTACCTCACGGCCTTCTGGCGTGGCTGTGCAGTGCAGCACCAGATATTTCATCCTTGCCATAGCCTAGCCGATGGGGTCAGCATACTCTGCCAAACCGCGTTCCACAACGTCATGGGCACGATCCAGCTCAAATTCAAGCACCTCACCTGCCTCGTGCACCACGCTCAGGTCTTCCTTGTCGCGAAACTTTGCCACGACCTTCACACTCACTGTCTTTTTCTCTGCCATAATCTTTTTTTTATTTTAGTTGTATTTGTTACCTGGGCGGAGGCGGTTCCACGCACTCCGCCGTTCCCAGTTTCTATCCCTCGGGCACGTAATTGAACTTCTTGGTCTTTCTCCAGTCCATCACCACAATCTCCTCGCCGAAGCCAACGTTCGTGTCGGCCTTTATCAGCAGCTTGAAGAAGTACAGCTCCGATGGGTTGCTCAGCTTGTCTATCTGGATCACGTTCTCGTCATCCTGAAGGTTCACCGCAGCGAAGAAGTTGCCGTCCGCATCGGGCGAGCACAGCGTCGCCATGATGAGCGAGTCTGGCCAGGCGGCCACAGTCTCGATGGCGATGCCCTTGAAGCGCTTGCTGTTCACCTCGCTCTCGTTAGAGTTCTTGTGCTCGCGCTCTGTCAGTTCCTTGTCGTACTGGTCAAAGTCGTCAACGCTCATCAGAATGCGCAGGTTCGGGTTCTCGCGCATCGCCTTGGGGATGGCGTTGCGCACAGCATACAAGCGGTCTATCATCGAAGTGGGGCCCTCAGGGTTTACCACAATTACGTCGTTTGCCTTGGCTGCTTGCGTCAATATGCCGTCCATCAGCTGGTCGTCGGTGCCACCGCTCACATACTCGCCGTTCACAAACAGGTTGCCAAGCTCAAACTGCACCTGCTTCGACAGCGCCTCCAGAAGAGCGTTCTGGGCCTCGGGAGGAAGTTCCGCAAACACCAGGTTGCCCTTAGGCTGCCACTTTCTCCATATCTGCTCAAAAGCTCGTGGGTTAAACACCGTGAATGCCATGAAGTCGTGGGGCTCCAAGGTCTGCTCGCTGTAATTGAAGTCGCCCTGGGCATCGCTCTTCTGAGGGTCTTCCTTGCGCTTCTGCAGCATCTTGCCCGCCTTTAGGCGTGGCACGCTGATTTTCTTTTCCACACCGGGAATCACCATGATGAGTCCCTTGTCCACAAGCTCGTTGCCCGTGGTCGCAACGGTCAGGATGCGCTCCAGCACCTCGCCGTTGTAGTTCGTGTTCTTTACTACTATTGCCATTTGTTTTCCTTTTTATGGTTCTTCTGTCTCTCGTCCTTTACTGGAACTGGCGCTTCATGCGCGCTTCTCTGATCTGCTTCTGGCGCTGCTCCCATGGGCCGTCGCTCACGCCGGGCTGCACGTGCAGGTCGTTCATCACCTTGCGCTTCGGGGTCAGCGCGGAAAGCACCTTCTTGCCCTCGTCCATGTTTCCCTTCAGAATGTTCTCGAAGGTCGGGCGGCTTTCAGCATTGATGCGGCCGTCCTGCTCAGCTGCGTCCAACAGTTCCTTGCGCTCAGCCTCTGCGTCTGCCTCGGCTTTGTCCTCAAAGCCCTTCAGCTTCTTCTTCAGCTCTTTGTTCTCGTCCTCCAAGGTCTGTGCCTTGCCGGCAAGGGTCGCATAGTGCTGAGCCCTCGCCACCACTTCTTCATCACTCTTGCAGTCCTTAAACTGCGCCTGTTTCTTCAGTTCTTCTAATGTCATATCGTTCGCTTTTTGTGGCTCGTTCCTGAGCCGGTTGTTGAATGTCGTGTATATCTCCTCCGGGGTGCTGTCCTCAGCCACGGGGTCCGCATCATAAATGCCGTCTATCAGACCCATCTGCAGGGCCTCCTGCGCCGTCAGCCAGTGGTCTGTCCCGTCAAAGTATTGGGCTTTCACTTCTTCTTTGCTCATGCCCATGCGTTGGGCGTACATCTCGCCCAGACTGTCCTCCAGGCTCTCTATCTCCGCGATGCACTTCGCCATCTCTTGCTTGTTGCCGTAGCAGCCACCGCTCACGCTGTGAAGCATTAGACGCGCATACCGGCTCATCTCCACTGGCTTGCCGCACAGCGCTATCACGCTCGCCATGCTCGCCGCCACACCGTCCACGTAAAGACGTATGTCTGCATTGCTCTGGCGGATGGCGTTGTAGATGGCTATACCGCTGAACACGTCGCCGCCGTTCGAGTTGATGCGGATGTCTATACGCTCACTCTCCTCGGCGCAGGCTGCCAGCTCGGCGGCTATCTGCCCGCTCGCCACCTCGTAGCCGATGTCGCCATACATGTAGATGGTGCTCACGCTCGCCGCTTTCTTGATATTGAAATATTTGCTCATTGTCTCCTTCTTTGTCGGGCAGTTTGCCCATGTTGCGGTTGCAAAGTTAATGGCTTTCCAACCTCATTCCATACCCCCTGTTTTATCATGAAACGTTATGCCGGCATCATAACGCCGCAACTTGTCATCATGCTTTTCACTCGCTCGGATTCACTCCTTTTCACGGTAATTTTGCACTGCATTTATTCACATTATAAACAGATTTTTCAATGGCAGATTTAACCAATACACAGAAAAAGGAGTGGGCTCGCACGCTTTATCTCCGAGAAAACCTCACACAGCAGGAGATTGCCGACCGTGTGGGAGTGTCACGCGTCACAGTCTCAAACTGGTGCCGCGGCGGCAAATGGGAGGAACAGAAGGTCGGACTCACACTCACACGTCGTGAGCAGGTACAAAGCCTCTATCGTCAGGTAGCCGAAGTCAACAACGCAATACAGCTCAAACCAGAGGGACAACGATACCCTGATGCTAAGCAGGCTGACACTATCGTGAAGCTCACATCAGCAATACGAAACATGGAGCAAGAGGTGGGCATCGCCGACCGCATCGCTGTGCTCACTGATGTCATCGAGTGGATGCGACCATCCGACCTCGACAAGGCAAAGGAGCTAACCTCGCTTTTCGACGCTTACATCAAGGACAAACTCTAACAGCGTATGAAACAGACTGACCGTATAGCACTACAAAACTGGGAAAAGTTCAAGGACAACATCGCGCGCGCAACGCCAGTAGATCGATCCATGTCACAGGCCGAAATACAGAAGCACCGTGCATGGCTTGAAGCACGCCCGCTCGAATGGATAAAATTCTTTTTCCCGAACTTCGCACAGTATGAGTTCGCACCTTTTCAGAAAAGGGCCATACGACGCATTCTCTCCAATCCCGAGTGGTTCGAGGTAATCTCATGGAGCCGAGAGCTCGCCAAGTCCACTTGTGCCATGTTCTGCATCATGTACCTCACACTCACCGGGCTTAAACGAAATGTCATACTCACATCCAATTCCTTCGACAATGCCGTCCGCCTGCTCGACCCGTTCCGGGCCAACCTCGAGGCCAACGGGCGCATCATCGCCTACTACGGAAAGCAGCAGTCGCTCGGCTCATGGACGGAGGACGAGTTCATTACCAAGCAGGGCGTGGCATTCCGGGCACTCGGTGCTGGACAGTCACCACGTGGCTCCAGAAAGGATGCCGTACGCCCGGATGTATTGATTGTCGATGACTTCGACACAGACCAGGACACGCTCAATCCCGACATCATACAGAAACGATGGGACTGGTGGGAGAAGGCGCTTTACCCAACGCGCTCTGTCTCTGAGCCTACACTGGTGCTCTTCTGCGGCAACATCATCGCCAAGGACTGCTGTGTCGTACGCGCAGGAGCAATGGCCGACCATTGGGACATCGTTAATATCCGCGACAAGGACGGACACTCCACATGGCCCGAGAAAAACTCTGAGGAGCACATCGACCGTGTTCTCGCCAAGATTTCCAAGAAGTCAGCGCAGGGCGAGTACTTCAACAACCCCATCTCAGAGGGCGAGATATTCTCCGAGATGGCTTTCGGAAAGGTGCCGCCGCTCTCCAAGTTCAAGTTCCTCGTGGCTTACGGCGACCCCGCTCCGGGCGAAGGCAAGGGCAAAAAAGGCAAGTCGTTCAAGACGGTCTCACTCCTCGGCAAGCTCTCCGGCAAGCTGTACGTCATAAAGACGTTTTTGGCTCAGGCGCTCAATGCCGAGTTCATCGACTGGTATGTGCAGCTGCTCGCATTTGTCGGAGGGCGTGCTCCGGTCTATTGCTACATGGAGAACAACAAACTTCAGGACCCGTTCTTTCAGCAGGTTTTTAAGCCGCTCGTCGCCAAGGTGCGACGCGAGCAGGGCGTACAGCTCTACATACGAGGAGACGAGGAGAAGAAAACCGACAAGGCAACACGCATCGAAGCTAACCTCGAACCGATGAACCGTGCCGGCAATCTCATACTCAACGAGGCGGAACGCGACAATCCCCACATGAAGGAACTCCTCGACCAGTTCACGCTCTTCACCCTCTCACTACGCTATCCGGCCGACGGCCCTGATGCCGTTGAGGGCGGCAATCGCATCATCGACGAAATTCAGCACAGGGCAGAACCACCGGTCACACGCTCGCGTGCCGATATACGCACACGCAACAAACGAAGATTATAAATTCTAAACAATGTATATATGAGCCAATTCGTACAACTTTCCGACTACGATGCCTCCATTCACCGAGAGATTCTCGATGCGCTCACCAGAGCCGACGAATCGGTCATCGAGATTTGTGAGGATCGGGCCATCGCCGAAATGAGGTGCTATCTCTCCAAACGATACGACTGCGACCGTATCTTCGCGGCCACTGGGTCCGATCGACTCCAGCTCGTACTCATGATGGTCATAGACATCGCCGTATACCACATCTTCTGTATTCACAACCCGCAGAAGCTTTCGCAGCTGCGCAAGGACCGCTACGACCGGGCAGTCGAGTGGATGAAGGCGGTCGCCGCAGAGGACATCTCCATCCAGGGGGCACCGCTCCTGCCCGAGGAGGTGCGTGCAGCACATGCGCCATTCCGCTTGAAAAGCAACCCCAAACGGGTCAATCACTGGTCACTGACAATTAAAAATTCTGATTATGACAAAACGAAAGTATAGCAAAGCCCCAAAGGGCAAAATCACCATAGGCGGAAACATTCCCCAGCAGGGACAGCAGCACCCCAATGTCATTGTGCTCACGCAGCCAAAGCGCTTCGGCATCGACATCGCCGACTTCACTTCGGCTGTCCGGGCTGCAGAGGATGTCGATTTCTCGCGACGATACAAACTCTACGACCTTTACTCTGACATACTCATGGACACACACCTCTCCTGCGTCATCGAGAAGCGACGCAATGCCGTACTATGTGCCGACATCGAGTTCTGGAGAGACGGAAAGCCTGACGAGGCGGTCAACGAGCAGATTAAGTCACCATGGTTCTCACGACTCGTCACCGACATTATAGATGCCAAGATGTGGGGCTTTTCCCTCTGCCAGTTCTATCGCCAGGGCGAATGGGTCGATTACGACCTCATCCCAAGAAAGCATGCCGACCCGGTGCGCCGACTCATACTACGACGTCAGACCGACATCACTGGCACCTCATGGGACGAATACCCCGACCTGCTTTTCATCGGATCGCCTTCTGACCTCGGACTCCTCGCCAAGGCTGCACCATGGGTCATATACAAGCGCAACACCACGGGCGACTGGTCACAGTTCTCCGAGGTCTTTGGCATGCCCATTCAGGAGTACACTTACGAGACCGATGACGAGGACTCACGACAGCGAGCCATCGACGATGCATACAATGCCGGCTCGCTCGCAGTTTTCGTGCATGGCAAGGACACCACGCTAAACCTCGTTGAGGCGGGCAACAAGACGGGGTCGGCAGATGTCTACGAGAGATTCTGCGAGCGCTGCAACAACGAGATTTCAAAGCTCATACTCGGAAACACGCTCACCACCGAGTCCTCAGAAAACGGAACGCAGGCGCTCGGCACGGTACATAAGAAGGTGGAGGACCGAGTGGCGCAGGCCGACAGACGATACATCCTCGATGTGCTCAATTATGACATGACGGACATATTCCAGCGCATGGGCATCAATACCTTTGGCGGAGAGTTCTGTTTCCCCGAGCAGAAGGACATCGACCCTTCCACAAAGATGAACATACTCACGCAGCTGCGCACCAACTTTCAGCTGCCTGTCTCCGACGACTATCTCTATGAGGAGTTCGGTGTCGAAAAACCTGCCGATTACGACAAACTGAAAGCCGAACAGCAACAAAAAAAGGAGGCGCTTGCCTCCATTGCCAATCAGCAGCTCCCTGCCGATGATGATGACGAACCCGAAAACAGCGACGACAAAAAGAACTCCGAACCGTCGCCCAAACAAAAAAAGTCTTTCAAAAACTGGCTGCGCTCTTTTTTCGCAAAAGCCCCGCAACCGGGCGGGGCGGATTTAGAGTGGTAGTCAACAATCTCTACCAGGCCAAGGCCGATGATGTGGCTGCGTCCATGGAATTCTCAGACGACTTCATCGCGCAGGTTCTCCACGACATCTACCGTCGGGGCAAGGCGCAGTCTCCCACCGACCTTTCGCCCGAACTGTTCCGTGCCATCCTACGCAGTTTCAATCAGGCTACAGCCCAGGGCATGGCTGCAGCCGATGTGCCCGACCTGGATGACGACTTCCGTCAGGCGCTACGACATTCCAACGAGGTCTTTTCTGCCTTCAAGGTCCACCGTATGCAATCTGATATGGCAAGGCTTCTCACCGATTCAAACGGCGATTTAAAGCCGTTCAATCAGTGGGCAAACGATGTTCTGCCCATCGCCTCGCATCAGTGTGGGGCATGGCTGCGCACCGAATACGACACGGCGGTTGTCCGCGCACATCAGGCTGCCGACTGGCAACAGTTCCTACGGGAGGCAGACGTGCTGCCCAACCTCAAATGGATGCCATCCACATCGCCCAATCCGGGCGCCGACCATCAGCTCTTTTGGAACACGGTCCGACCCATCAACGACACGTTCTGGAACGAACACCGACCGGGCGACCGATGGAACTGCAAGTGCTCGCTTACATCCACCGACGAACCATGTACTGCTGCGCCTTCTTCCGACAAAGCAAGCAACCCGCAGCCCGGACTCGATTCCAATCCTGGCACCGACAAGGCCACGTTCTCACAGTCGCATCCGTACTTCCCAAAATCCTGCAGCTCGTGTCCTTTCAACAAGGGCATGAAAAATAGATTGATGAAGGTCTTTCGGAATGAGGAGAAACATTGCTACAACTGTAGCAAGATAAATCGTGCCATACAGCAGCCTGGAGTCGCCACGGCAAAGGCGCTTGTCGATAATGTCGCAAAGGATATGATAGCCAGAAAGACTGCTTGCAGTTTCTATTCGTTCAGCGATCGTGAAGTTGCAAAAATCAAACAGAATGGGGTTGATTTGGAATCTAAGGATATATTTCTCTCTGACCAAAGGGTACTTCATGCCTTACGAGATTTCAAGAAGAATAACGGCAAGTCGGTAAGTCCTGACGAGTTGAAGTTCTTTGTCGAAAACATCGCATCATGCAGCATGTATTTCGACACGGAAAAGGCTAACATCATTTTTGCCACATACCAAAACGGGAAAGTGCAAAAGTTTGTCGTTGAACCAAATTACAAATTAAAAGCCAATGGTACCAAATTTATAGCAAACGCATTCATCACAGCAGGTATAACACAACAATATAATCTAGATGAAGACAGATACATAAAAATAAGGTGATAATAACGGTAGGAATCGAACCTACGATATGCGCTCCGAAGACCGCTCGGCTACCTGCTGCCATCATCGTTATTATCACCTCTGTTGCAAAGGTAAACATTATATTTCAAAATCAATCATTATGGACGAGAAAAAATTCATCCGTCAGCTCGAAACACATCAAAAGGAGCTGAACAGGCTTATACATCGCCGACTCCCGATTCTCATCGGACGTATGGCTAAGGACCATTTCCAGAATAACTTCCGTTTGCAGGGCTTCCTCAACAATGGGCTCACGCGGTGGCCTGAAACGCGACGACAGCAGTCGGGTGGTAAAAGTGCCGCTTCGCAATACGGACCGCTGCTTTCCGGCCGCAACCATCTCTTTGCGTCTATCAAATACTCACCGGCAGATGCCAGCGTCATCATCGCCAACGACCTCCTCTATGCGCCGCTTCACAACTGGGGAGGCTCCACGCATCCTGCCGTCACCGACAAGATGCGACGCTTCGCGTGGGCGATGTTCTACAAGGAGGCGGGCATCAAACGGGCCAAATCGGGCAAAACAAAGAAAAAGAAAATGGCGGCTGCTGCCGAAAATCCGAGAACAAGCCGATGGAAGGCGCTTGCACTCACCAAAAAGACAAAACTCAACATCCGCATACCGCAGCGACAGTTCATCGGCGACAGCCGTGAACTATCGGATAAGGTACAACAGAAAATTACGACCGAAATTCATAACATCTTAAACGCGTAAATCACTATGGACGAACTTTTTTCACTTTTCATTCAGCGCATCTCTGAATGGATGCCTGAACTCACTCTCGTCGATGAGGACTACGGACAACTCGAAGCTGGACTCGAAGAGGAAACTTATCCCGTCACTTTCCCTTGTGTCCTCATCGGCAATCTCGAAGCCGATTGGGAAAATCTTACAGGGGGTGGGCAGCGGGGCACGGTATTTTTCTCCGTCCGTCTCGCGGTCGATTGCTACGACGATACGCACTACGGATCGGGCACGGAGTCAAAGGTCGCCGAGCGTTTGCTAATGGCAAACCGTGTCTATGCTGCTCTCCAGGGCTTCCGGCCGAACAATTCTATGACTGCGCTCGTGCGCACCAAGTCGCGTTTCTATTCGCTCCCAGCTGGCGTCAAGGCCTATGAGTACACGTTCTCGTTCCGTATCCACGACGACTCGGCGCGGGAGCTACAGCGTCGGGAATAGCTCCAGCTGGCTCGCGGTAAGCCGAGGAACTTTCACCTTCGGCAGGGGCTTCACGTTTACCATACCGCCCTCCCTGCATTTGCGTCTGATGATGCTCATGATGCGCTCTTCCGAAATAAAGAACTCGCGTTCTGAAAGAAGCTTCAGGGCATCATCAAAACGTAGGCGCTGCACCTCCGTCCAGTAATAGTAACGGCGGTACAGAGCCTCGTCCCTCAGCTTTATCAGCTCTTTATTCCTTCCTTTTTTCATAGTCTGCAAAACTAAACTTTTTTCCTTAAACCGCAAGCAAAAAGCCACCTAAATCGCTCATATTTAGGTGGCTTTATTCATCTTGCGCCCTCCAAAGGCTCAGAAAGGCTCAAAAAGGCCCAGCACATCATCACAACCTGCAGAAGCTCGGCTCTATGCGGCTCCACACACCGTTCTCCGGATTGCGCTTAGAGAAGTAGTAGTTCGTCGCCGTGGCCTGAACCACATTGGCTTCTTTGAACAGACGCATGATTTCTGCATACTCCTCGTCAAAGCGGTCCTCCAGCTCATAAAGCTTCGAGATGCTCTTGTAGTCCAGGTCGCCCGTCTTGTTGCGCTCCAGAAGCGTCATCGCCATCTGATACATCGGGTCCTCCACACCCTTCTCGCTCGCCTCCATGTAGCGCTTCAGGTAGTCCACAAGGCGCTCGGCTGCAAGGTCTGCACGCTCGTCAAAGCCCTTCACCTTGTTAAACTTCACCTCAAGCTTGAAGTCCCCGTCAGTGATCGTGTAGCTCTGCTGGCTCTCGTTCTTCACAGCGCCATACTCGCGCATGAGTTTCGTGAAAGCCGTCACCTCGTCATCAAGCCATTTCTTGAATCCCGAAACCTCACTCTCCAAGTTCTCCACTCTGCCCAGCACGTCATGCATAAACTGCCCACGCAGCGCCTCGTAGCTCTCGCGCTTCGCCATGCGGTCGTTCTTGGCCTCGGTCTGCAGCCGTGCTAACAGCTCGGCACGCTGCTCCTTTGTCATACCCTTCAAGGGGTCTACTGTCTCGTTCTTTGTTTCCATTGTCTTTTCTTTTTATGGGTTCATTACTCGTTTTCTTTCTTCTTGCGGTTCATGGCACGCAGTTTCGTGTTCAGGTCTGACAGTTCCACGCTGTCCAGGAAGCGGAAAGCCTTGCCCGCTATCCGTTTGTCCTCGCAGAAGCGGTCCACGGCTTTCCAGTCTGCCGTGTTCACACCCCACAGCTGCATCTGGTGCAGCACGCCACTACGCGCCTTGCGCTTCGCCTTCAGCAGAGCGGCACGCCGTTCGTCGTAGCCTGCCACACGTTCCATTTCCTTGCACATCAGCTCATACTCCGTCTGGGTCATCTGCCGCAGGTGCTCGGTTCTCTCGTTGGTAAACTGACGCACCAAGGTCTCCTTGTCTGCGCCGGGAAGCAGTTTCAGCAGCTTGTAGAACTTCCCGTAGTTATCGACGTGGTTCATGCTCCGCCTCCTTTTCTTTCCATTTCAGCCACGCCTCTCTCGCCACGGCAAGTGCCGTAGGAACCTCCCATGTCAAGCCGTCAGCAGGAAGCAACGGCACATTGTTAAAACAAATGTACACCTCACCGCTGAACTCGCGAGCCTGAACTATCGTTTCGCTCTCTCTAACCAAAGCTGCTGCTTTCTTCGCAGCCTTTTTCTCGTTGCGGGCCTTGCGCTCTGCGTTCAGCCACGCTTTCAACTCGTCTAAAACTTTCATTGTGTCAATATTTATGGGTTCTTTGTTTGTCATTTTCTCGTTTGTTGGGTTTCCACTTGATGGTTACTTCGGCGTCCATCTTGCCGCTGCCCTCACACACAGGGCAGATTTTCCATTCGCTGTCGTTCGGGCTGCTCCGGTCACCTAAAAAACCGCCCTGACCATGACAGTATTCGCAAGTATATCCTCGGCTCTCGATCCGTTCTTCCTTGCTGCCGTAAACTGGTGGCGTCAGCCATATCATTCGATGCTTACTGCTCATTGTTTCTTGCGTTTATATGTTACTCTCTCATAAGTGTGCCACTGGATAATCCGTGCCGCAAACATCAGGTCGGTAGTTTCCAGCACCACACACCCTTTGTTCTTCTGGCTGCGGTGTGCCGTCAGGTCACATTGCCAGTTACCCTCCAGCCATTCGTCCATCACGCTCTCCGCCTGGCTCTTCTTCAGCAGGATGTATATCGTGTCACCCTGCCGGTAGTCGTTCATGTCCTTACTCATTGTTTTATATCTTTACTCCAGTATTCCTCGGCTCTTTCTGCCCATATCGTATAATATCCCTTGTCACCGAAAAATCTGCCCTTCGAGAATGCACGATAGCCCTCCACCCATATCTTAAGCGTCGCATCATACATCACGCTCTCTGCTGTACGACCCTTCGGCTTCGTGCCGCTCGCCTGGCTTATTATCACAAGCAGCTTGTTCGGATGCCGAGCCTTGAAAGCCAAATAGTCCTCAAAGCTCATTCTCGTATACTGAAACGAGTCGATGATCACCGTGTCCGGACTCTTGCGCTTCGACAGACGCTTGTCAAGCTCTTCCATGCTCTCACCGTCAAGAAGCACCATCCTCCGCGCCACATCTTGCATGCCGGCTCTAATAAAGGCATTCTTCATCGTCAGGCTCGAACCTTCCTCCAGACTGTCATAAGCCACTCGCCCGAATCGGCATAGTTCCTTGCACAGCTTCAGCACGAAACTCGTCTTGCCGCTTCCGCTACGCCCCCAGACAAACCATACGCCGTTCCGCTCTGGCTCGCCGAAGGCTGCCTTCCATTCATCGCTCAGCTTATACGTGTCATACCTCGTCGCAAGCAGCTCGCTCACGCTTATCGCTCTTTTCATATCGTTTGAATGTTATTTGAACACCGTTCAAGCGTCCATCTGCTTCACTCTGTGTACACCTTTCTTCACCCTCCTCAGGTCGAAGTCATACTGCTCGGCGTCCTTCACCACCTCAGCTATCTTCTTGCGGTCGGTCAGTCCGTTCGCCACGCAGATCGCATAAACGTCGTTCGGACTTGTCTGCTCCAGCTCGAAGAACTTGCGTCCTATCCTGGAGTGTATCTCGTTATAGCCTTTCTTGTCATAACGCAGTCCCATCTTCATCCTGCGCTTGATATATGAGGTCGAGAAAAACACAATGCCGCATTTGTCCTCAAGCCTGTTATACAGGTCTATGAAGTAGTGGAACACCCTTTCCGTCAGCTTGTCCGCTTCATCGAACAGCAGCACCGGGCTCTCCGTCTGTATCAGCGCGCCGATGATTGCGTCAAGCATGTCTCTTATCGTCATGCCGTCAGTCCTCAAGCCTATCTTCTTCGCAATGTCGCGGATAAAGTCGCTGCGCTTCATGTCTTCCGAGCACAGAACGTAGTAGGCACCACTGTGCTCACGCTCGTAAAGCCGCGCTGCCGTGGTCTTGCCGCATCCGGCTTCGCCCACCACCCAGGTCACGTTCTTCCATTCCTGGGCGTCAGTCATCGCATAGGCCATCTCCTTTGCTGCCGTGGTCTCCACCATCTGCCAGGCACCAGGGGTGGCGGTTCCCACCTGAGAGGCTATCTTTCGCCACATGTCGTCGCTGATGTTCTCCCACTTGCCGCTCAGCACCGAGCTTACCGTGCCCGCACTCGTACCGTCCAGACTGGCTGCTGCCTTGTTTTGGCTCGGATATTTCATCACATAGAGGCGCAGGGCCTCGCGTATCTGTTCTTTCTGTTTCTCATTCATATCGTTTGTTTTTATTGATTCTACAGTTTTGATGCTATCTTCTTCTCCATCGGAAGCGGTATTCTCGGCGTGTCGCCATCATCACCGCCCTCCATCACGTCCAGCCAGTCGTCAAGGCTCAGCGATTTCGTGTGTCTTCCCAGCTGGTACTGCTCAGGCGGCTGCGAGTAACGCTCCATGCGGTGGTCTATCTGCCGCTGCACGGCTGCCGTCGTGCCCTTCAGCTTCGGACTGTGCAGACCCTGCTGCTCCGCGTCCGTGCCATGCTCGGCGGCTATCGTCCGGCCGGCCACCGTCCGCTCTATGCGGTCCTGAAGGTTGGCTTCCTGCTCCTGACGGATAAACTTCGCATCGTCCGTCCCCTGCTGGTCTTGCAGCGCTCGGTGTATCAGTATGTAGGGTTCTGCAGTCCGCTCAAAGCGCAGCGAGCCGTCTGTGCCTTTTGTATAGAGTCTGATGCTTGCAAAGTCGTAAGGGTCGTAAGCCACGATGAAACGCTCGTAGGTGTGTTTCCTTCGCCACTCGTGGTCGGGTACGCCGGGCGATGAGCACACTTCGTACTGCCGCTTCTCGCCCTTCACCGTCACCTGCAGGCCCTGGTCCGTGAACGTCGCCATGCGTTTCGTAAACACCCAGAACATGTCCACCATGTCGTGCAGCGTCACTTCCTGGGTCTCCTCGTTCACGCTCTTCTCATACATGTCTATCCTACGCTCGCCCGTCGTAGGGTGCACACCCTCGTTCCATTCCTTACGGGCTGCGGCATAGGCATCTTTCAGCTCCTCCAGAGTGTACAGACTGTCCTTGTTGGCTTCGATAAACTCAACGTTCGGGCGGCTCGACGCCTTCTTCGCCGTCACGTTCTGACCCGTGAAGCGCCAGTCCTTATGCAGCACCTGAGCCTGAAACCGTCCGAACACGCTCTCTATCGTCTTCGACTCGCCGTTGTAGGGCTGTGTCGGTCTGTGTACGCGGCAAATCTTCCCGATAAAGCCGTCCGAGTCCAGCTTCTTGTGGCCGCCCTGGTTGTCATAAACAATCTCATAAGGCTTGTGTCCGCTCTTCTGGATTGCCATGCGGTAGGCGTGGTATTGGGCCTCATAGTCCTCTGTGTCGCTGATGCAGTAGCCCAGAAGCACCTCGCTCATTGCGTCGATTACCTCATACACCTGGGTCGTCCTCACCTTGCCCTGCTCGTCCCTATAGTAAAGGTTCAGCTTTGTGCCGTCACCATACCATAGCGTGTCCCTGCGTGTCGGAAGTGCCGTCTTGTGCTTTCTGCCGTAACGCTGACGGGCTGCCTGCTCGCCATATACGGCGTCATACCATAAAGGCTCCACCGCAGGGCTGTTCAGCCATTTCTTCATACCGCTCAGGCTTCTTATCGGCTTCCAGCCTCTTTCCTCGGCTATCTCGTTTGCCTTCTCAAACAGCTGCGCGTCGGTGTACACCGGCACCTTGCTGCGCTTCAAAGCCACAATCAGTTTCAGAAAGTCACCGGTTATCTTCAGTGCCGAAGAGTTGCCCAACTTGCCGCTCACCACGCTCTGGTAGCCATCGGCCTTCCAAGCCTTCAGTCGCGTCTTCAGTCGCGCCAATGTGCCCGGGAGCGTGTGGCCGTAGCTCTCGCGCATACGTTCCGAACTGTCAAGTATCAAGTCCCACGCACCCGACATCGGAGCATTCAAGCTGCTGCGGATGGCCTGGCGTCTTGCCGCCATCTTCTCCAGCTCGCCAAGCACCGAGGCGTTGATGGTATATTCCTCTATCATCTTCTCCGTCAGGTGGCGCTCCTGCCCGTCCTTGTCCATATAGGTGTAGGCTTCGTAATACTCACGCGCCTTCGCATCTATCTTTATGCTTGCCTTCGTCATAGCCTCTCGCATCTTTTCTTCTGGGTCGCCGTATGTCGCCACAAACCGCCGTCTGTACTTCTCCGGAATACTGCTCCACACATACAGTGCCTGAGTTCCCTCGCCGCCGCCACGACGTGCACACGCTATGTTGCAGCGCTGCACGTTGCATTTCAGCGTGTTCGCCTTCATCACGGGGTCTCTGCCGCCCGTCAGCTCGGCAAACGTCACGCACAATATCTTGTTGTAGTACTCCATTTCCTTTTATCTTTGTTTTCCTTCTTGCGGTTCTCTCCTTACATAGTGGCGCAGCACATGGCTTCCACCTTCTCCTGCACGGTCTTGATGTCTGTAAACCCGGCGTGCTCGATGCGTTCCACCACGTCGCCTTTCTCGTCCTTCAACTCCAGTACGCCCGTGTTCTTGTCGCCTTCCCACATCCAGCCGTTCTCGAAGTGCTGGCGCATCATGTTGTCTGCGTCATGCACCACCTCGCTCGTAGGAGCCGTCACCAACTCAAAACCGCCACGCTGAACAGCAAGGCTGCGTATCTTCTTTGCCAAGTCGCTCTGACCCTTCACCGGGTGAAAGTTCAATGCGTAGCTCACCATCTCCTTCGTCACACCGAAGGCCTTTGCCAAAAACTCCCGCTGGGAACGGGTTACTGTTATCACTCTTTTCATTGTCATCTGTTTTTAGTTCGTTATTACTTTTGTTCGTGGAGTGTAGGGGAGTCGAACCCCACATGGCTATCCAGCGCATGGCAAACCTGCCACTCCTGCGGTCTTTCCCGCCGTCATCCGAGGCCGCCCCTGCCGACTATCCAGTGCGGCGGCTGACTATCCAGTGCAGCCTTTGGGACTTCCGTGTTATCCTTCAATCTTCTTACCCTCGGCTATTACCGTCTGAACTGCACTGAAGAACTGTATCATCTTCTGTTTCGCCTTCAGCTCCAGTCCGTATGCCATGTTGCTCATCTTGCCTGTGCTCTGACGCTCCAAATCACCATACACCAGGTCGTCTGTCAGGTGTTCTATATTGTGGCGCAAAGACTCCTCAAGTGCCGCAAGACCAAGTTCCTTGGCCGTCTCATACACAGGCTCCAGTATCGCCTTTGCGGCCATTGCTTCATACAGATCGTCCGCATGCCAGCGGAAAAAATCTGCATAGTCATTCACCATGTCCTCTTTCCAACTTTCAATGTCACCCGTCAGGTGGTTCAACTTCTTGCGCATTCTGTTCATCGCCGCATTCAATGCAAATTCCTTATCGTTCATATTCTTTAATTGCTAAAATTTGTAATTCTCGGCCTTTTTCACTATCTTTGGCCGCGCGTTTAATCTTAAACACGCTGCAAAGATAAACAAAATGTAGATACTAACAAAACTTTTGGGGATATTTTTATCCACAAAGTGTAGATTTGTATACAGATTATGGATAAAACAAAGATGTTAGAGGGGCTGATAAGGCATTATACGAAAGGCAATAAAGCACAATTTGCAAAGCTTTTGGGCGTATCTGCCCAAACAATAAGTGCATGGATTGCTCGTAATACGTTTGATGCTGAACTTATATACGCAAAGTGTAGATATGTTGATTCCTCATGGCTGCTCACTGGTGAGGGAGCAATGCTTCAGGAAACAGAAAAGAATAATGCGCCGACTTCTAAACGCACTGTTGAGATAGCCCGCCATGCTCCACACGGCAGCAGCGAGGGCATACCACTCATACCGCTCGATGCAGTCGCCGGTTTCCCTGCCGAAAGTGGCGGTGGGGTACGTCTGGAGGACTGCGAGCGCTATGTCATACCGGAGTTCGAGAACAAAGGGGCAAATTTCCTTATCCGGGTGTCTGGCGACTCCATGGTGCCGCTATATTATAGTGGCGACCTCCTCGCTTGTCGTAAAATCACAGACATCCGATTCTTCCAATGGGGTACCGTCCATGTACTCGAGACGAGCCAGGGGGTACTCGTCAAACGCGTGCAGGAAAGCATCGATCATGCCGACAGCATTCTATGCGTGTCGGAAAACAGCAGTGTTCATCACCCTTTTCTCCTCCCACGCGACGACATACGCAGCCTGAGCATCATCGTCGGACTCGTCCGCCTCGTCTGATACTCACGTCACACGCATCACGCACACGCTCCACACCACAAACCGTGTCGCGCACGCACATACATAGGTATAATAGGGTAGCAAAGCAGCCAAAACCCCGATAAACAGGGCGTTCCCGACATTCCGCAAAGGTTTATAACATGTCAAAACGTGGGATTATCCCCACCCCCTAAACGCCCGAAAAAGACATCAATCACAATTTATTCGGAGTTATATAGGGGGTCAATCACTTGTTTTCCATGTTAAAAGTGAATACCCAAATGCACACCCTCTCTGAACATTTCGTTTTTCCATGCACACCCAAACGCACACCCAACTGCACACCCAACCCCGAAAAACGCCCAATTTCACCAATCTCAATAGCCTCCAAAACACAAAAACGGCTTGACCACTGTTCAAATCAGTGTTCAAGCCGTTCAAATGCCGTTATATCAACGTTTTAGCCGTTTAAGCCATCCTTATTCCTTCTCTTTGTCCGCTCTGGGTCCTCTTATCAGCTCTCCCTGCCGGATCATCGCCTTTTTATTGAGAATAACACCTCCGTCAGCCAGTCCGGCGTGTAGCAGCGAGCTTTTCTTTATACCCACCTCATCCTCTGTCAAAACCGTATAAATCGCCGATATTGAGCCGAAGTAGTAGTTCTTCCTCCCATGTATCAAATGCACATGTATAACCTTTGTCATAACTGTTCCTTTCTGTTTCTTAAATGTTCGTTTTCGCTTGCAAAGATACCAAATAATAACTATTTGGAAGAATTTACAATCATAAAAATCAAGAAACAAGAAAAATAAAAGGCATGGCCGCAGCCACACCCTCCTTCATTCAATCACCACCCAAACAAGCCGTTTTAAGCCCCACCAGTGTCCATTTCCATGTCCAGACGATAAAGCACCCACATGAGCAGCCATACGCGCCCAGAAGCCCACGAAAATGCCCCATACAGCCGTCAGGACAGCCCAAAACATAACATTCTCAGCCCCGATGTAAAGCAATACCCTTCAAACACCGTTCAAATCGAACCCAAACGTAAAGCAAATGTAAAGCGAATGTAACGTTTCGTTTTTCCCTCTCATTTCGTTCATTATTCTCAAACCCTTTGTAAATCAACACTTTCCCCGATTTCTCTCTCACTCCACTTTTATACGTTTCGTTTTATCCCCCTTAGCAGCTAGTGAGCAGAATACTGATTACATCTTCCCTCAAGATACTGCCATTGACCGCTTTGGTATTCGTGAAGAGGTTCAGGAGCGTGGTGGAAACACCAATGCTTACCTTCGTTTCTCAATTATGTGGAACCAACATGGTGGCGATATAGTGGATCTTGATGCCCATGCTATCCAGCCTGATCAGGAAGAGATCTTCTACCAATCTCATATGAACCATCCTACTTCAATGTCGGGCGTACTAGATGTCGACGATATTCGTCCACAAGGCATAGGCGTGGAAAATATAATTTGGACTGACCCACAGAAGATGGATGATGGTACATACACCCTGTTTATCAGGAACTACGATGGTGGTAGAAACCATGGTGCAAAAGCTGAAGTGGCTTTTAATGGACATACATGGTATTATACCATTGATGAGCCAATTCGAAAAGGTAAAGATATACCAATAGCACAGATAAAGATCATAAACAATAATCATAAATTCTCTATCCGCCACTCTAAATATCTGGATAGGACAGAGCAACAATAAACGGAACGCATTATGCCAAAAAAATCAGCTATATTAAACAATGTGACGGAATACTCTCCGGAGGATTTGGCAAGTTACATCCAGCAAGGCTTTGTGACGCTTGATGAACTTGTCAACAACACGGATGGTGAGTTCACTGCTAAGATGCAACTTGGAGTGGAAAAGCTACTTGCTGGAAGCGAGGATGAGGATTTCAAAAAAGTTATGGAATCTGCTTCTATTGCTGACCTTCAGGATTTCCTTAATAAATATCCAATGGGCACAGTTGCTCATTTGGATGCTGTACGCGAACGAAAGCATGTGCTGGAAAAGATTCCTGCTTCTGAGCCGATTGTGGAAGAATCGAATGGTGAGGAGGAAGAATGGTTTAGCATTAAGAACGCTGGTGACATTAAGCTTTTGGAGGCCTTTAAAGAAAAATATCCAAATACTTCTCACCTCTTTGAACTCAATAAACTCATTACGGCAGAGAAAAATAAGGAACATAGTCGCAAAAAATCGCCAATTATCTTGAAGTCCATGATTAACAAAGCTAATAGTGCAGAAGATGTCAGTAAAATCATTCAGGTGCTTCTTGAGAATAAAACGATAACGATTGGTATGTTACTTGAATTGATTCGGCAGGACCATAATCTGCTTTCATCTGCGGCTTGTAATGACATCATTTCGCGAGGCATTCTCAATAGAAACGATCTTAGTAAGTGTGGTATTGACAATGGGTTTATCAATAAGATGCTCACCAATGCGAGATCCCAGAATTTTGAACCAGCACGTCCTTTGCAGACTATTGCAGAACCATGCACAGAAGTGTATTTCTGGGGTATACCTTTTTCCGGAAAAACCTGCGCGCTGGGTGCGATTCTCAGCGCAGCTAAGAATGGTCTGGCTGCCCGTAGTATGATTCCTGATAATAGTTGTCAGGGATTTGGCTATATGAACAGACTGTCTACAATTTTCTCTCCTGGCCGTATATGTCGCCTTCCTGGTGGGACTCCCGTGACGTCTACTTACGAAATGCGTTTTGATCTGGAGGATCAGGAACACAAAATCCATCATGTTGCATGTATTGATTTGGCAGGTGAGCTTTTTACTTGTATGTTTATGAAAGATGCTGGCGAGCAGATGCGTGAGGATCAAAAACAAGCGTTAGAGACTTTGCATAACATTCTGCTTGAAAACAGATCTAACAATAGGAAAATTCATTTTTTCGTCATTGAGTATGGTGCGGAGAAGCGTATCTACAATGGACTGCCACAGGCCGAATACCTGAACTCTGCCGCAGCTCATCTGAATAGTATTGGGCTCTTTGATAGCAACACGGATGCCATTTATGTTCTTATATCCAAGGTAGATAATGCATCATATGAGGGATCTCTTGAAGAACACTTGTTGAAGTATATGACAAAGAATTATCTTGGGTTCTACAATAATCTCCTTCTCATATGTAAAGAACATGGCATTAACAAAGGACGTGTCAAAATAGTACCGTTCTCCATTGGTAATGTGTGCTTTAAAGATTATTGTCAGTTCGATGCAACATCAGCGACAAAGATGGTCGATTTGTTGGTTCGTTATTCGTGTTTCGAGAAACAGGGCTTTTGGCAAAAAATATTGAGCAAATTTAGACTATAAAACTTATGAGCAAGATAGAATTATTGATTCAAAAAGCCCATGGTGGCTTAGCAGATGTCTTTATCACAAGTAAAGGCGAATGGTATGGTAAAACATATGATATGCGCAACTACATCAGCCAGTTGCGTCTTACTAGGGTTTTCTATGTTTTGAACTGGCATGAGTTCGGAGTCCATTTTACTATTGTCAGACCACTGAATGTGGGCAGGACTGGAGATTATATGGCTGCATGGATCTACATCCCAAACACGATTACAGTAAATCCAGACGATTTGGTAAAACTGATTTCTCTCGTACAGCATGACATTATGAGTGATGTTGAGCAATATGATAATCTCAGACCACTTTTGACTAACACTTATTCCGATTTGCGGTATCTCGACTACGTACCTGTTCAACAGACGAATGCTCTTGCTTATCGCTTGTTTGGTCAGAACACTGATTATGTCTATTTGGGTAGTCTTTTAGCTCAAGGATTGGATCAGTATTATTACAAGATGTATAAGTCTGTATTCTTCATCGATATTCCTACACGTGACAATATTCCGCCAACAGTATTGCAGCAGATGTGCGACTTATCAAACAATGGTTTTGAGCAACCTGCATACCTTTTCCCACCACAGGCACTTCCTGTGCCTGGAATGGAGATTTTTGTAAATCATGCTCCATTCCGTGACATACCCATCAAGACTACTGTTGGCTCAAAAGTGAAATTGCTTTTACATCGTAATGGCTACAATGATGTGGTAACCACTGTAAATGTCATCAAAACGCGTCAACCTATGCAGTTTCAGGGAGAAATTCCATGGGAGAAAGAAATTCATTCTAAAATGTTTCAAGTGCTGTATAAGGGGCGTTCTGTCACTCAGTATCAGCTTATAGTGAATGGAAATCAATTGTTGGCCGATCATCCTATTACCATCAGTGAGTATGCCGCTAAGTATGCACGCGTAGAAGTGATGGTGGCTGGATGCTCTAATTATCAAGCCATAATGGATCTCACCCAACCTGTACAACCTATTATCCTGCAGGATGCTCCGAAGAAGGATGTTTCAAAAACTTCGAAATCAAAAAAAACACTATTTTCCAATATGAAATTTATATTAGGAGGGATTGTGTACACGGTGGTAGTTTTCTTCTTAGGTGTATGCATTGGAGAATGGCTGAATGAAAAGTATAATAATACTAAAGTGCGTGAAGCAGCCGCGATGTACGAAGTAGTACCTGCAGAGACAGAGGACGAACCTAGTCAAGAGGCTGCTGTAAATCAAATCGAAGATGAACATTTGCAGCGGAAGGCTTCTCTGGAGGTGCGGACGGACGGAAGTGATAAGAAAAGGAAAAATGCACAGGAAACCAATGTGGATCCTGAAAAGGGAAACAAAGCCCTAAATGATGCTAACAAGCCAAATCCTTCAAAATCTTCGAATGCAGAGCATGGAAACAAAGAAGGAGATGAGACAAACACTTCAGGAAGGTCATCGACCAATCCACCAGTCAATTTACAGCCTAGCAATCAAGAAAGAAAAACAACTAACAAATAATTTAATATGAAATTCGAATATATTTGCCCAAAATGTAACAATCGTTTTGCTTCGGTTGCAAATGCAATCAGAGAGCATGTAGAATGTCCATTCTGTCAGCAGGTGATGAATGCTTCAAACATTGATACTGTTATTGATGACAGTGCTGCTCATGGAGGATATCAACAGAATCGAGGGTATCAGACTCCTCAACGTCCTGTCCAAGCGCGTCCTGTCCAAGCGCGCCCTGTTCAAGCACGTCCTGTTCAAGCTCACAAGGTGCAACCAGAGCCAACAGCTCCTCCAATACAGGAGCCGCGGCTCGAATCTGTTACACATGAGAATGTTGCGGAACAGCGAGTTGAAGTTGATAGTGTCCAACCTAATCCAGTTCTTTCTGACCCTATCGATCAAGAACCCGTACAGAACGAGGTTCAGCCAGTTTCTGTTGATGAAGCCCCTGATTCTGAGCCAGAGAATAATTCTGTGCAGATGAGTTTCAGCCAGGCCCTTTCTGAAGTCGGTGACGAAGAACTGGAGGTTGATGAGAATCTAGAAATTGCGGAAGAGCTGAAAGGCTCTATGACGGATACTGGAGAATGTGTTCCTCCTGCTAAGAGGTCGTTTAAACCAATACTTTACATTGTTTTCGTAGTAGTAGCTCTGCTAGGTATTGCGGCGTTCTTCTTGGGAAAAAAGGATAAGAATACAGAGAGAGCAGAGCTTATGCTTAAGAACGAAAAAGCTTCTATTCTTGCACTTAAGAAATTCGCCCAGGATAATCCGAATATGAAAATCACCCAATATTTCATGCTCGATTTGGATCAAGATGGTCAGAATGAGGTAATTGCCAACAATGATAAGAATCTTGTCGTTTTCGGTGCAAAGAATGGTGTGGGAGAACTACTTTACAACCAGCCAGTGTTTGAGTGGGTATATCTCCGTGGAAAAGGATTGTTCGTTGTAACGGTTAATGACCAGCAGACAGAGGGTGGTGCCGTTTGGCTTGTCAAGAAAAAGAACACCCTTGACGAGGATGCCAGTCAAGAGAATTATCAATTTGCTAATGGTGTTTACCGTAAGTTCCTCAATGGTAAAGAGTCTAAGGTTCCAGAGGACGACTACTATGGGTTTGTCAATACGATTATCAAGAATTACACCAAACTGACTCCTGTAAATCTTTAAGATATGAGAAAAATCTATTTGATTTCCTTGTTATCGGTTCACATGTTGATTGGTTGGGCTCAGGATACATATACGCTTTCCCCCGACCATCAGTTAATTGATCGGATATACAAAGATGCTATTGACGCTGCGGCCAAGCAGAAAGCTGCCGATAGTAAACTGACACCATTGATGAAGTTTGCTAATCGCAATATCGCTATTGATGGTAGTTTTGCTTCTTTCGACGGTAATAATTCTGCTTCTTCTTTGTTTTCAGGTGGCAAGACTTGGCATATAGACAAACGCACCTATAGGCTTCCTACAGTCAATGAGATGGTGTTGATCGCACCGTTTTTCCCTTCATCTATCGAGATGCCGCGTTTTACGAAATCAAACAAAGTAAACAATAATCGCGAAACACTGAAGTTAGAGGATTTGCCAGAGACGACAGTCTATTCAGACTATGCCAGCAAAGATAATGTAATTTATGGACTACGCTTTAAGAAAAGAGCAGACAATGAGGCTGCTGATAACCCATATCGTTCCGCATACCGCTACACCATTGTTGGCAATATGCTTACGATTAATGTCAAGTATATTGGTGCAGATGCTCATGTCAAAAAAGTGAAGGATATAGACGATCCGAACTGGTGGGCGGCACAGTCTGACATACAAGTACTTACTCTTCCTATCAATGAAGAGGGTGTCGCTTATTGCACAAATGAAGAAGCCTACTTGCTCATTGATAAAGAGACCATTCGTATGAGCAATGAGAGTAATACGAATAACTACAGGATCAGACCTTACATTGATATTGAAAAATCATATGAAATCAACAGTACATTGATGCATTTCAACATTTCTGGCAAGAATATCAAGGTAGACAAGACGATGGATCCAACTATAGTTGAGCAACTAGGAAAAGAATCACCATTAATAGACGTGTATGTGTGTTCCAATCCAGCTACTTCAACATTAGAGTATAAAGATGGAATGTTCCCATATGGAAAAATTACGCGCCAAGATTTAGGCTATCACTCAGCCAATTTTCATATTACGTTGACCAAGAACTTCAGCAGTGAAAAAAGATGCATGGTGTTCTTTATCAAGAATGCTGAGCATTTAGCTGCTTTAGAAGGTAAGTTCACAATAATCCAGGAGCCTATCGCTTTGAACAATCTCCCTGACTCTGTTGCACCAGACTATATTGCTGATAACTATTTGAATCAGTATGGTGCATGGAGTAACAACACTGATGCTGATATCGGTAAGTTTGAATGGGATGATGCCATGAACTATGCTAATATCTCTACAGAAAATGATGAAAATGGTACTACGACATTCTATCATCTACCTTCTCTAAGGAATCTGAGCTGCGTGCTGCCATCAACTAATAAGCCGTTTGTTGAAAGCTATGAAGTAGAGGAGGTCGACTCTATAGCTTATGGCATCTATTGCAAAACCCCTCGTCCGATTATGTCTTCATACTATTCTTCTGGCGATGGAACCATCTATGCTATCCGTCCTGTTAATAATTGGGGCAGTGTTGCTTATCGTTATCGCTACAATCCACAGGAGGGACTTGTGGTTGATTATATTCCAATGGGCTCTGCTGCTTATAGTGTAAAGGGTGCCAGTGAAATTAGTGATGGCGAGATATTCTCACGTAGTGGTGTGCGTTCTATTGTCTTCAACTCAACAGGATGCATATCACAATTTGCGCAGCCAGGAGGAGCATTGTGGACTAGCACGGAGAATCCATGTGACCTTGATGAGGCCATGGCTTATGAATACGACAAGACAGGTATTTACATAAGGTCTCTTCCTAAAAGTTCTATGATTTCAGCCATACCTTTTCAAGGAGAGGAAAAAATGCCAGAGGCTCAGATGGAAAAGACTCAGGTTCCAACGGATCAGGCGGATTCTACACCAGCGCCAAAACCTCGAAAGGCGACGCGCGAGCGTAGACCATATAGACAAAGACGTACAACACGTCGACCTTCAACGCCTTCGCATGCCCCACGCACCCCATCTCGAAGTAGCAATCACATTATCGTTGTGGATAAAACAAAATAATAAAAAATATGAATAAAATCGAGTATGATGTAGCCTGCCCATACTGTGGACAGGTCTTTAGGGTGTCTTCTTTGCCAAGTACCCAGGTAGAGTGTGAATGTCCACACTGTCAACAGACAGTCATTTTTGATGCACCAGAAACAGGAGAAAATGTGTTGACCAATGAAGATTTTGAGACAGAACCTTCGTATGCCGTTTCACGGGAGCCTGTGCAGCAGGAGTATATGTCTCAGCCAGCGCCTGTTCTGCAGGAGTATAATGCTCAGCCACAATACTACTCAGGAATGCCACAAAAGAAGTCACACCTTCCGCTCATCATTGGGCTACTTGCTCTTTTGCTCATTTTGGGTGGTGTAGGATATTGGTATTATTGCATTTATTGTCCTGAGCAGCAGGAGCTCACTGATTACAATTTTGCAAAAACGAAAGGGGATGTATATGCTGCACGTGATTTCTTACATAAGCACGAGAAGGATGCGACGTCAGAGCATCGGCTTGCCATGCAAAATATTGTCACGGCTTTTGTTAATGACTCAACGGCATGGGAGAAAACAAAAAGCATTGTTGCTGCCGATAACTTGAATCGTAGTATTTTGGCTTTAGAGAGCTATTTGACTTCTCATCCTAAAGGTATGCATAGAAATGACGCCTCAGCACAGTTGACCAAACTTCGTGGGGAGGTCGCTGAGCAGGCGCGTATAGAGGAAGAGGCCAGAAATAAGATGGTCAATATCGAAATGGTCACTAATGGTGATGTGATGAGAAGCTACTATTGTAACTATGGCTCTCACGAAGAAACATTGGATGACGGAACAATTCGCTACTATTTAGAGTCTAATTACATCCAAGTCCCCTCAGGTAAGACTTGGCGTGTCACCAACTGGGACTGGCATTATGGCCTGAACAAAATGTATTATCCACAGATTGTGCTCGACAATGGTTATTCTATCAATGTCAACGTAGCTGTTGGTGAGGGGTATTGCATACCAGGTGGTCATTCCTTCAAGATCAGGACTCCATCAATGTATTCTTATGATGATAGTTTTTATAGCTACTCTCTAACGGTTTATTTTTATGAAGCAGATAGTTAAATAGGGCGATAGTAAAAATGTAGTCGGTAGCATTAAATATGTGTATATGTCATACAAACTGAAATGTATAGTGCGTGAGAGAAATATTGACATAACTTAGGCAGTAAAGCGTAGCCATTTATGGTATATAGGTTGCCATGCTAATCTGTCCCATGTAGACGCTTGTCGATCTCTACAAATTACTCAATGGGCATTTTTGCGTTTCGGAATCGTCTAAAGGCGCTAACCTTTAGACGGTTTTACTTGTATGCTCGGCATGAGCTTATTCTAATGGATGTAAATCCCTAACGAGCCCTAATAGCGGGAATCGTATAGCCAATAGCAAGGGTGTTCATTGCGAGATGGAATCTGAAAGAAGCTGGCGGCAAACATCTGGCCTAACGCACAGAAACTTCAGACAAGGCATTTGGTCATGGATGCTCTTAAGATCACATGCATTTCTCGTCTCCTTCATATGCATCTAGCCTACGTATAGCGTCCTTGGAAATAGTGACCAATCCGACATCTTTCTTGTAGGCGGAAGGAAAACATCCCACCGAGGCTTACAAATTCTGTTGAGGCTTGGCGAGAGGTTTTGTCTGTTCGAGAATTTCCTCCAAATAGGGCTGCAGGACGCGGGCCCAGATGCGGTAGCCCGCCTCGTTGATGTGGAGCCCGTCTGTGGTAAGGTCTGCCCGCATGGTGAGTCCGTCCTCGGTAGTGAAGAGCGGGTGGAGGTTGATGAAGGTCAGCTGCTGCCGCTCGCAGTAGTCCTGCAACCGGTGGTTGATATCGACGATCTTCGCCTCCTGTCCCTCCAGTATCTTCCACAACTTCACCTCCAGGTTCACGGGCAGCAGACTCTGAACCAGGAGACGCGTCTGAGGGGTCTGCGTGCGGATGGCGTCGATCACGCTGCGGCATTTCTCAAAGATCTCCTCGTCAGTCTCCTCGCCCGTCACGTCGTTGGTGCCGACCATCAGAAAGATAGCCTTCGGGTGGTGGGGTGTGATCTGATAGAGTCGGCGGAGCATTCCCTGGGTGTTGTCGCCCATGATGCCGTAGTTGACGATGCCGGGCCTTCCCAGTTTTTCGCTCCAGTCGCCTCCAAACTCGGTCAGGCTATTGCCCAGCATGACGATGGTGGAGGTGTCGATATCGTTGCGGTTCTCAAATTGTGTTACCATGTTCGTATAGTGTTCTGACGGTCTCCACGCATCCGATTGCGCTGACAATGAGAGGTGGGAGGCCAGGAGGATGGCGATGGAGAGGAATAGTTGTTTTGTTAGAATCAT